TCATATTCTTGTTTTAAAAACTGCACTCGATCTCCAGCTTCTGGAATCTTAAGCGATAAGTAATAAGCAAGTCCTGCTACTAAACACGTTAAAAATCTAAACGGTATATCTTGTGTATTTACTCCAGTACCTGCATCTGCTAATCTTTTTAAATACCAATACACAAAAGTATAGCTTGCATCATTAGGAACAGGCCATACAGTAAATTGAGGTACTTCTGGACCTCGTCTATCCAAATAAATTTGTATCGGTCTGCCCGTGTCATTCTTACTTGGTATTGATGCGTAAGTAGGATTTGACACCCTTGAAATAGATATGTCTGACTGAGTTGTTCCCGTCCCAGTTCTTATGACTTGGCTGATAAGGTCGATGGTAGTCGCGGGCAAATCGTAAGTGGCTGTACCGGCAACTAATGGAATAGACGCTTGTTCTATTGTCCATAAATTTATACCTCGGTTAGCCCATTCAATAGTTAATAAGTTTAAGCTACGAGTAGCTGTTCTTAAATCATATCCTGTTCTTAACTCTGCTCCGCATCTTTCAAATGCTTCTTCTACGAGAAGGTTTAAGTCTAAATCAAAATTATGTGTTCCTGATGTAGCCATTATGTTTTCCTTGTTGTCCTTTTACGTCTAAGAGATGCAACTCTTCTTGGTTTACCTGCCGGTTGCCCAAGTCTATTCTTTTGCGCAATCCTAGACTTCTTTTGTGCTGCTGTCATTTCTCCAGATGTCTTTGGAGTTTTGCTAGAAACACGTTTACTAGGTCGGCAATATGGTGTGCTTCTACCATCTCCTTTTTTTCTGCCGCAAGCTTTGCCAGTCTTTACGTCTTTCCAATCTTCTTTGAACCAACGTTTTAAAGCTAGTCCTTTCTTGGTTTTACGTACAGCCATTATTTTTTACCTTTCTTTTTCCTACATTTAGCGATAGCACCCGAAGCGTAAGCACTAGGAAATACTTTGTAACTTGCTTTTACTTTACGATAGCAAGCATCTTTTACACTACCGCCTTTTTTTAATTTAAGAGACTTAAGCGTCTTAGCTTGTTTAGCATGAGTCTTAGAAGCTTTTTCTAAACCTTTTACAACTTTGTTAACTTTACCTCCAACGTTCATCTTAGTAGGTTTAGTATGACCATAGCCTTTTTTCTTAAGCTCTAGATGTTTAGCCATGGTAGGGGCTTTTACACCCTTACCAGTCTTTTTATCATACATCATATGAGATTTAAAGGCTTTTACTTTACCTCCAGCTTTCATTTTTTTGGGATTCATAATCCCCATGCCTCTAGATTTCATCATAACTTATCTCCTAAAACCTGTCATGCTAGGACCGGAAGGTCTACGAGGTTTAACTCTTCGATCTTTATTTCTTGGTTTAGGCCCAGTGCTCGGTCTACCCATAGAAGTCATGGTTGGTTTAGCTGGTCCTTTTTTTCTAGGTCTATCTGCACCGCCGCCGCCTTTAGCGCCTTTTTTATTAACCTTACTCATATTAGGCCCCACGCGAGTATTAGTAGGTTTAAATCCTTCTGAACCTCTAGCACTTAACCTTCCACCTTTATCTACAGCTCTTGGTGCTAATTTACGTTTAGTCTTAGAAGGGTATATCAAATCATACGTAGCTTTAATTTTTCTAGGAGTAGTTTTTTTAATTACTCTTTGTTTATAAAGTTTTTTTCGTTCTGGTTTTTTTGCTAAAGCTTTTTTTATCTGCGCATCAGTCATACCTTTTTTCTTAAGTTTTTTTTCTATAGTTCTACGAGAAGACGAAGTATTTCCTCCAATAATTCTCAAAGGACGACTTTTCTTTTTTGGATCTTGAGCCATAATTTTTCTCCTTATCTCATACGACCTTTAGTACGTCCTCTTTGAGCAATACCATCTGCACGTTTAGATGCTGAACCTTGTGCTGATGAACGATTACCTGAATAAGCTTTTTTGCCTGCAGCTTTCTTCATACCTTTAGATTCATCACGACGAGATTTATAGGATTGAGACTTAGTTGAAGCTTTGCCTTTTCTCATACCTAATGACTCATCAAGTCTAGCATTGTATCCTTGTGTGCCTTTGCCTTTAGCTTTCATAGTAGCACCACCAGATTTCATAGCTCTACCTCTAGCATCTGCCATTTTGGCTGCAGACATACCACGTTTATTTTTAGCTAAAGCACGACCTTCTTTATCAGTCATACCGCCAGCTTTATAGCCTTTTACTTTACCGCCAGCTTTTTTGTTTTCAATTTCTCTTACTACACGTTTCTTTTCGTCTCGAAGATTTCTTTTGCCTTTAGCAGTGTATCCTTTTTCTGCGTCAACTCTGCCTAATTCCTCAAGCTCGTTCATGCGAGAAGTGTTACCACCTCTTTTCATTTTTTTAACTTTAGTGCCGGCTTTCTTATCCATTCTTTTTTTGTTTTTTTGATCTGCTTTTCTCTTAGCGGCCCTTACTTCATCTGAATCAAAAAATCGAGTGGCCCCTGGCTTAATCATTTCGAGGGGTTTGTCATCATCTTTTTTAACTTTACCACCTTTTTTCATCATAGCGCGACCACGTGCATCTGCCATCATACCAGGTCTACCCGCAAGTCTACCTGATGCCATAGCACGACCCATTCTATCAGTCATACCGCCGCCCATCATTTTCTTAGTTTTCATGCTTTTCTCCTTAGTGAACTCTCGTCCAATTGATTGATTAACACCTACTTTTTTAGCAAACTTTGGATTATTAGCCACCGCTTGCATAAATTTTTCTTGCTTTTTACTTACTGTTGGCATCTATTTTTTCACCCTATTGCTTGATGCTTTAGGTTCTCTTGGTTCAACCAAAGGCATCTTAGGTTTTCTTTTTACTACTCTTTGCACAGTTTTAGTTTCATATATTCTAATCCCTAACCATACGATTGTAAAAAGAGAAGCTAAATGAGGAAGCCATGAAAGCATAGTGCCCACAGCAGTAAAGATAGACGTAGCGTCTAGTAAGTGTTTCGTTGATTCATCCATTTTTAACATTTCCATCTTTTGCGTGCTTGTCGCAATCTAGAGTTTGGATTTTTAGCAGCTTTAGGAAATTGTTTCATTTGCCCTGCAGACCTTGCACAAAATGACTTACGTCGTTTTGCATCTTTAGAACCTTTCTTAACTTTCCCTGTTACCGCTGTTTTAAGTTTAGAACCTGGGTTTGCTTTCCGATAAGCTGCTACGCCTTTCTTTGTCATCCCCGCTCCTGATTTAGTCTTTCTAAAATTGCCTGACTTAACCGAAGTTTTGATTCCCATCCCTTTTTTTCTAGTTGTTGCCATTTACACACAATCTCCTAGTGATTCAAACCAACGCCTCAATTCCTCAAGGCGTTCCTCATCGCTGATTGGTTTGGGCTCTTCTTCCATAACTTATCCACAGAATACCGTTAATGATGTCACAGCTGCTGTTTGAGTTACTACTCCAAACGTTGTTTGTGGCTCATTTCCGTTAATTAAAATTCCATCGCCAGGTAAAGCCATTTGTTGTGACTCTACGTTAGCTGGAGTAGCTATACTTAATAAAACTCTATCTGATGCTGCATTACCATCTAAGGTTAATGTAACACTACCTGCTCCTGCAGAACCTACAAAATAAAATCCTTTCATTCTAGTTCTAGGTAAAGCCATACCATCAGTAATAGCATTACCAATACTTACATTAGTTGCTACCGCTGCATCTGATGAGATGCTAGTAATTTTAGAATAGTAGTTTGTAGAAGTTGCAGTGCCAGTATCAACGCCAGCTACAGTTTCAGTGGTTACAGACTGAGATAGATCCCCAGCCACATATCCAGTGATAGTAAATGTAGCAGCTGTTGCATCGCCCGCACAAGTAAATAGAATTTGATAGCCAGCCCCATTATCTAGAGGCTGGTTAGTTATTAATGTTATATCCCCTGCGCCACCAATAGCGGCAGCGGCTCGATATAACTCAGCTGAGTAGCTAGGAGTGACGGCCCATATATCTGTTGTTATAGCCATTGCCTATTCTCCTATATTAAACTCTTGTTGAGAATGGTGTAGCTGGAGTAGAAGCTGTTGGGAATACTGAAACTGCTTCAAGTTTCCATGCGTTAGCACCAATACAAGTCATAGTAATTGTAGAACCTGCATCACCACCTTGAGTTGTACCATTAAATGTTAATGCATTTGCTGTACCAGGTGAGTGAAAGAATCCAGCTACGCCTGCATCATTAGCATCATCACAGAAGTTAACTGTTCCGTAAATTACGTCAGTTAGTGCGCCTGTGTTAATAATAAGGTCAGTAGTAAGATCTGCTAACACAGTAAACCTAAACTGCATACCAAGATTACTTACTTGATTAGGGTTTGAAGGATCATCGTCAACAGTTGCTACAATTGTTGGTAATGTAAATGTACCGCCATCAGCGGTTACAGTAAGTTCTTTGCCTGCATGTCCAGGTGAGGATGTAACAGCTGGCGTTACGCCAGGAGCACTAGGTGCTACGGGAAGGACAGTTAAAGTAAGTGCACCACCATCTAAAGCAGCGGTTGCATCAATTGCGTTATTCTGTCCGTCTTGTACAAATCCTCCAAGGGATCTGACTGGACCAGAAAATGTGGTTATAGCCATAGTATTTCTCCATACAAAGTTAAGCTTATCCGTCGTGTATGCGTCTGCTGGGGCAGTCTGATAAGCTGGATGTTCCCAGATAATTAATGATACTCTATTTAGTGCTTTTGCACAATAAAAAAGGGACCGAAGTCCCTTAGTTAAAACTAAACAATTACTTGTTCATTACGTACATTGTTACTTCAAAACCGAAACGCATTTCAGTCGCTGATGGTTTAGTCCAAGCCATTATATTTCTCCTTTATATTAGATTTCAGCATTGCTGATACAAATATTATATATTTTAGTTACATTTGTGCACTAAGTAAATTCATGAGTTTATCCCAACTTATCAAGTGCTCGCGATACTTTACGCTCCATCATAGGTATAAGTCTCATACCACTATATCCAATAAAGAAAGCTATGGCTGGTGAAAAAGTTATATGAAGACCAAACTGATTAATAATAGGTGGTACAAAAAACTCAGCTGATATAGCTGCAATAAATACAGACAACATAAATTCTATACGAGCACGTTTACGCTCTACAAGCCAATTAATATGTCCACCACGAGGCACTTTGCCTTTGGCTTTTTTAACATTGTAATTACAGAAACCTCCTAATACAGACGCAACCATACATACAACGCTAACTCCAAACATATCAATTAAATACTGCATATCTGTCCTCGATTATAATACAGCCTTCGGCTTCCATACATGGATAGTCAGAATACATTTTACCACTACATGCATTACCCGTTATTCTTCTTGGTCTAGATTTTAATGTATCTATTATTATTTCTGTACTAGATTTTTTGTCAGTAATTAAAGCTCCGGCATCATATATATTTTTGCTTCTGTCTATAAATTGATAATACTCATTGTGTATAAAATATGTACACCCTGATAAAAAGAAACTTAATAGTAATGCCCATTTAATCATTTATTTATATTATACCTTATAAAAAAGAAAACCCGACAGAGAGGAGCCGGGTTTTCAGGAGGAGTGCTTTAATTAAGCACCTGGTGAACCCCACATACCGAGGGGATCAGACCAACCAAATGAGTATCTTTCACGGGCTTTGTATCTTACATTGCCTGTATCGAAATCACCGTCCATAGAAGTAGTAAAAGCAGTTCTTTCGAAATGCTTCATACCGTTAGGAACGTCGGTTGTTAAGAAGTAAGCATCACCATCAGTTAAGAAGTGGTTTACTGTGTAACCTTCTGGAATCGCACCGTTAGTTCTCAATGCATTGATGTCGTTATCAGCAGTTGCAGTACGCAGCTGTGTATCTAATAAACGAGTAGCAACGAATTGTAGAGCTGGTGGAATTACCAACTTACGAGGTTTAGCAGCAATCAATAGGCCTCTTTCATCGGTCCACGCTGCGATTTGAATCACTGCGTTTTCTAATGCTGTTTCGTTAAGGTCTGTTGCAACTGCTTGTACGTTACTGTTAGTACCACCTGAAACTAATGGGTGGTTAGTAACTGCACCAGCGGCATTAGTACCAAACAATGAACGGTTATCGCCACCAAGGAAGTTCTGGTTGAAACCGTTGTTAAGAACATTAGCTGCTCTAACTTGTTTAGTGTTTGCCATTGAACGAGCAAGAGCTTTAGTGTAACGAGCTGAAAGAGAATCATATAGATTATCTTCAACTGCTTCTTCAGTAAGACTGAAGCCTAGAGCAATTGTCACGTGGTTATAACGAGCTGTGAATGCTTCTTGTGCATTATCGTATGCAATTGCTGCGCCTTCACCTTTAACAGGTGCTGCCGCGAAGCCAGCTAGTTTAGTTTCTTCTTCAAAGCTTCTGTCCGAAGATTCTGCTTCGTAGATTTCTTTGTGTTCTTCACCATAACGCGCATATTCTAAACCGAATAAAGCATTAAGGCCTGGGAGTAACTCTTTTAAGAGTTGAGCTCTTGAAATTGCCATGATTTATTCTCCTTAGATACCTGTTGAGTTATTGTAAGAGTGAACACCAGCATTAAACTTAACAAGTAAGTCAGTGAATGCGTCACCTACAGCCGATGTTGGGCTGTCTACAAAATCAACAATACGGAAAGCAAAAGCTGCCGTAGTATTTGTTGTAGCTGTTACTGCACTAGTAGAATTACCTGTAGTGGTACTTCCTGTGTCAGTAGCTTGTATCGCTGCTAGATGAGTATTCTGACCTAAGTCAACTGCTGTTACTGCTGCGTCTGCTTGTGCCATAAAGACTACATCAGGATCATCAACAATGTATGCTTGAGCGTCTGATGCAACAGTACCTGATGGCCAATATTGACTAAAGGTTAAGTTGCCTGTAACTGGGTCTGAGTAGGTACAACCCACAAATACACCAATTGTACCAGCGGGGAACGCTGCTGCTGCTCCACCACCGCCATTACCTGTAGTTACAACAATCTCAACTGTACCAGCGGCTACAATAGAAACTATTGAACCGTTGAAAATGTTGGTTGCATATCCACTAGCAATGGGTAGTAAGCGAGTAGAACCCGCATAAGGCGTACCACCAATGTGGTTTACGGCTTTAAGTCCATAAGGACTAGCTGTAGATGCCATTTTCTTTCTCCATTAAAAGGTTTATTTTTAACCCCTTCCAAACTTTTCAGAACCTTCAGCAAACTTAGGCATTCTTGGATCGTTTTGATTCAGGTATGCTGCATCGACTGCTTCCGTCTGACTTTTAGTTTTATTATCAATATAAGCCTGACGTTGTTCCATTAGCTCTTTAGGAGCTTTACATAGTAATAAACCACCAATTTCAATATTGTTTTTGTATTGTCCTTGGGGTTGAGTACCGGTTATAAGTTCTGGGTGCTCTGAATGTAGTACAGGTTCCCAGCCCTCACGCATTTTCGAAGATACGTTCATGTTATCCGGTTCATTTAATAGAGAGACTCTAACCCAACGATATACCCACCCTGGCTTCTGAGTAAACTCAGGTAATAATGCCGCAGGTTTCCATACGCGTTCTTTTTTAGGGTCTTCTCTTACTTCAACTTCCCGATCAGTTCTTTTAACTTTATCCATTTGCGTTCTCCGTTTTTATCATTTCTCGTGCATATTGTTCCGGTGTCAACCTAAACTTTTTAGCCAAAGCTAATTGAGTCTTGGTTAGTCGTACTTTTTTAGGCGCGGTACTGCGCGTAGCCGGTGCAACAACATTCGAAGGTTTGCGTTGGGCAGGTTTAACCTCTTCCAACGAATTATCCCCAAAGTTCTCAGGGAATCGCTTTTGCATAGTATCATCGATACTACGGTAATATCTATCGGCGTCTCGAACAGGGTCAACCCCATTTTTGACGAGTTTTTCATGTATTCCTAAAGCAAGACTAGTCATTTCTGTGTCTTTACCAAACCAAGGATTTGCATCTTGCCAAGCCCTTTGTCTATCGTCTAGTTTTGGGGCTTGAGCAGCGGTTTGAGCTTGAGGAGCATTTTGTTGAAAATCTACACTATTCTCAGGCTGTTGTACAGCTTTAAATTGTGGTTTTCTTTCTTTACTAGCAGATAATTTATATTGAGCCTCAGTCATTTTAGTTTGAGCTTCAACAATTTTATCTGTATCTCCCGCTTCATAGGCTTCACGATAATCTCGTTTAGCCAGATCAAGTTCTTTTTCATAGGAAGTAGTAATAGATTTTATATAGTCTTCTTCACCACTACTAAGAGTAGATTTTAGTTGTTCGTTTTGAGTAGCAATATGTTTTGCATACCGAACAGCTTCTTCTCTTTCTCTATCAGCTTGTTCTTTAGCACGTCTTTCATCGTGATAAACTTTTTTAAGCTGCGCCATACGTTGTTTAACGCGATCAGAATAATCTTCTAAATTATCATTCTCTAGTTCGTCAACAATCTTTTGCGGTAAAGGTTCCTTCCCTTGATCTTCAAGAGGCGTATCGTCTTCTTCCTCTATTTCAATTTCAGGTTCAGCTGCACGTGGTTTCTCTTGTACAACTCGCTCGACATCTGCGGTAGATTTTTCGGGTTTAGAAGTTTTGCTTTCTTCTGTACTAACTTCTACTTCTTCGCCCTCCATCTCTAGTTCTTCCGGTATTTCATTTACTATCTTTGTCATCTTGCTCTCCATTTGTTGCACTGATAAATAAATCAGTGTTTCGATTGCCTTTAGATAAATTCCAATACTCTGGAACTACCTGAAGGTTTGTGAGACAATGTCTGCCTCCTTTGCTTAGTGGTACGATATGATCTACGTGCCACTTGAACTCAAACATCTCTTCGCGTAATTTAGCTAAAGAGTACATTTCTTTTAACATCCATTTATCATCAGCCGTATGAATGTCGTTTGCTTTATTTTTAGTAGCCCTTCTTGTTACCTTATAAGCATTTACTTTATCTGGATTCGTTTTTTTCCAAGCACTTACACGTATTCGTTCTTGTTCGGCATGTTTTTGGTAGTAGATTTTATGACTCTCTAATACCTTTTCTGGATTAGCCTCTTTCCAAGACTTTCTCCAGTTATATGCCTTTTCTCGATTAGCTTTATAATAAGCTTTCCGTTGTTCCGCGCTTTTCCAGCCAGACAAAATTAAGCTCTTGCATATCCACGAGGGTCACTAACCACAGCTTCTACAGTATCGTCATTAATAATACGAAACTC